ATATATGGGATTCTCTAAGGAGAACTTTAACATGATGTAGTCCTCCTTCATCAGAGTGAACTTACGCTTGCAGCCTTCATTGATCAAAGTTGTAAGCTGGATAGCACCGGATATGTCTTTGATGTCGATTTGTTCCATGTCTTCAAAGTTCGGGGATAAAAAAAAGAGTGCCCAATTTTGAGCACTCACATACACGACAATAAAACCAATGTCGTGAATTAGCTTCTGTTTGCCGGGTTATTTCCTTTTATTCCGCACGTACAATAAAGTTTTGTCTTTCGTTTTGAGAAAATCATGAATTGCTTTCTGTGTCATTTCCTCACCGAACCTGTTATAGAATAACCTTATGGTACAATTCCCCACGCCTATTATTTTAGCCCATCCTGAAACAGAGCAACACTTGCCATCAACAGAAATAAAAACCGTACGCCTTTGTTTTCTTGTATTTTCAGAAAATGATAGCCACTGGCAATTTTCGGGCGAATATCCTTTATTGTTATCTATTCTATCAATGGTTAAATTTTCATTATACCCATTGTTTATAGCCCAGTCATAAAAACTTTGAAAATCGTTTTTCCACTCGTTGCACACTTCAATTCCTCTTTCTCCATACGATGAATAATGGTCGTTCGTATGCCTGTAACATCTACCCTTCATAGCACACCATATATTATATAGTCTTGTATAGGTTTTGCCATGAGTAAAATTTGCCTTTTTCATTTTTTCAGAGTTTTTCTTTCTTCGTACACAGCCACAACTTTTAGTATTTCCAGATAGTAAAGAATTAGATGTAGGATAGCATTTATTTCCACATTCGCAAAGACATTCCCATATAAGTGATTTATGCTTGTTTCTTCCTACAACCTTTATAGCTGTTAACTTTCCGAATACTTTATTAGTTAGGTCTTTAGCCAAAAGGCTTCTATTGTAACATCCACAGCTTGTTGTATTTCCGCTATTTAAAGAACCAGTAGTAGCAATCACAGTATTTCCACATTCGCATTTACATAGCCACTGTACCTGCTTTTTCTTGTATCTACCGTATTCTGAAATCACAGTTAACCGTCCAAATTTCTGACCAATTAAATTCTTTTTCATAATCATTGATTTTAAAGTGAATAATAAAGGCAGTCTTTATGTCGTGCGAAGACTGCCTTTGAGTAATCGTGTATGGTTAGCTTTTAAATATCAGCTTATACAAGCCCGAAGTCGGTGACGAGAACATTGGTGCACGTCCGGCTATTACCATCCGTTTGCGTTCTTCTGGAAATACGTCTTTCAGTTTCTCAATATTGCTTTTCAAACGGTCTTCTGTAAAAATACAACCGCTTGCCTCTTCGAGCATGAAGTCGTTAATCACTTTTATTAATCCCTGTACATAAAGGTTATTCATGTCAATTACTAATTCTTCTGTTTTCATATTCGTTATATTTATGTGTTAATACTCTTATCACTTTGATTTGATGTTGCAAATATAAGCGATAACTTTAATTAACCAAAATAAAATCAAAGCAAAAACTTTATTTTAACCATATTTAATCAAAGCGATAACTTTAATTATAAAGAATACAGTAACTTTGTATTAAATTTAAAAATCAAAGCTATGGGTTTGAATATTAAGAAAGCGATTAAAGAACATGGGTTAGAAGTCCGAGAAGTTGCCAAAAGAATGAATATCACTCCGACCGGGTTGTCTCAGCATATAAATGGTAATCCATCAATAGAAGTGTTGGAGCGTATCGCAAGTGCTATTGAGTGTGATATTTCTGAATTATTTGAGCAACCAAAGAAAGACAGTCTCTCCCTTACTTGTCCCCATTGTGGAAAGAACATAAACGTAAAAGTAGAATAAACTAAATAGGGTGTGTTATCCACACCCTATCATCTACTTTCGCCCTTCCGGGCTCGGATTTGGCTCGTTAAACTTGGCTGAAATTTTTCCGAAAGTTCGGTCTAAACTCTGTGCGTAAGTGACACTCTTGCCAGTATAAATAAGATGGTAAACCTCGCTACTATTAGCAGGAATCTGAATATCAACCACACCTTTATACAGCTCATCAAAGAAAGCTTTCTTCTTTGCTTGATAATCAGACTGAGAATTACTCTCGATAGTGAACGAAAGAGTTATTTCCCTCTCATCGACTTTAGGATTATTGATTATTACCCGTTTCCCATGTTCAAGTCGGCTTTTGTTCTCAATAAAATCCTTCATGGGAGCGGATGCCCCAATAACATCAAGAAACCCCTCTCCCATTCTCACACCCCATGTTGTATAAGCGTTTTCGCCATTAATTAATAATTCATCCATAGACTATAATTTTGCTGTATTCTTTTTAACTTCTGCTATATCTCTTTGCATCTGTTGAATAGGTTTGACGATTGCCCCTGTATTTTCTGAAATCTGTACCAATTCAAGATAAGATTGTGCTATCAAATCTCGCGTATCATCAGCGATATTCCTTGTTTCCGTATTTATGGAAAGTAGAGCATCTGCTTTTACTGTCAGTAGATTAAGTGATTGAGATTGAATAATATTCTGATTCTTTATCTCTTCTCCTGCAATCTGCAATGCTGTAAACCGCCCGTTCAACTCTTCGCCAGTATCTTGACTCATTGCCTGAAAACCTTTGGATGAAGCTGACTGGGATGTTGATTCTTGCGAAATCTTGTCATATCCGGTTGCTGCGGCAAGCTCGTCACGGAGCTTCATGGCTTCGTCCACATAACCCATGTATTCATCCATCAGCTCCTTACGCTCATTATTGTCAAGCGTACCATCATCCTTCATGGCTTCACCGAATTTATCATACCATGTCCTCAGTTTGTCACTAAACTGTTCACCGATGGCATTTGACAGCATCGCCTGCATGAAATATTTGGATATGTCATCAGCAAAATCCTCCGCACTCTTCTCCATATCCATCAGACTGCTTATAAAACTGTCATACATGGAATCGAATGACATTCCGATCAGGCCCTCATAAAGACTGTCGGTCAGTTCTTCCAGTTTTCCTGCCTGCTCTATATAATCATCCAGCTTGTCGGTAACACGCTCACCGTAACCTCCCTTACCGGAAGATTCCATGATATCCCATAACCATACGTCCGACCGTAGAGCCTTCATCTGTTCGGGGGTCAGATTCCACAAGGAATTGGTGCCGGAGAAATCCTGCATGCCGGTAGCTTTTCTTGCGTGTTCCAGCATTTCATCCGTCCATTTCAGATAATGCTGCCAGCTGCCGTGACTCTTATGATATCCGGCTTGCTCCTTTGCTATTTGCAGATAGTTTTTATTGACTTCCTCCTGATACTTTACAGCTTCTCTGTAAGATTCAACCGATTTCATTCCCTTGCTTGCCTTCATCTCGTCAGTCAGATCCTCGATGGCCGTTTGCAAAGTTCCATTCCTGTCCGTCAGCCTGTCTATCGTTTCCTGTACTTCCTTGGCGTTTCCACCTATTCCAAACAAGGAGTTGAAGCCTCCGAATGAGATTGCGTTCAGGATGTTTCCTATGCCGTTCCTCAATGACTTGCCGATTGTGACAAACAAATCCCCTGACAAGACATCACCGATAATTCCACTGACAGCGTTCAGAACAGCATCAAGCAGACCACCGACAAGATCACTTAATCCGTCTTTGAGTACGTCAATGATGGACAGAATCCATCCGACAATGGGGACCTCCTTAAGAGATTCTGACGTTTTTCCTATGACATCCTTGAATCCGTTCACGGTTTTGATAATTCCGCTATATGCGTTATACAATCCACCGGATGAAATCTGCTGCAAGCCTCCCAACAAATTTTCCATGCTTGCTTTCAGTCTGGTGGCGGTATCAGTCACATTACGCTGGGCCTGATTGGCGATATCAGTCTGTGTCTTCACATTGGCGGATGCAATGTCAGCATTCTGTCGTGCTGTTTCAAGAGCGTTTGCTGCGGCTTGTTTCTCACTTTCCGTTCCGCCCTTCTGCGCTTTGGCGTAATCATCCTGTGATTTCTTTAGTTTTTCCAAAGCAGCTGTTTCGATCCCTATGGCACTGATACGATTCTGTTCTGCTATTTGATAGGCTTTTACATCCTCTCCAAGTTTCTTGAAGTTGACTCCACTTGTACCACCCAAAGACTTTTCCATCTGGCTGATGGCGTCAATCAATGATTTCTGGCTTGCCTGATCGGAGTTCTTGAACTTGTCAGTCCGTACATATTTTTTCGCTTCGTCCAAGGCGGGCTTTATCATGTCGGAAAACATGGAACCAAACTCACCGAACACAGTAACCCAATCTATATTGGCTTTTATGGCTTCTGTTTCCTTGTTCTGTATGGCAACATCACGTTGTTTCTCCAGTAACTTTACTTGTGCACTATTAACACCGTTTTCTTCCTGTGCTTTCCTTATTTTTTCCGCATACTCTTGGGCGATAGCCAATTTCTGCTGCTGGAACGTGCCATATTCTTTCAAGTAGTCGTTTAAAGCCTGTTGTTCGGCTTTCAGCTGTCCTTCAGTTACATTGGAAATATCTTTATCTCTCATACTTTCGGCATTGGTATAAGCTTCTGAAATTTTCTGTGCCTGCTTGTCGGTCAGCTTACCGTTACCGGCTTTGCTCCATTCTTCCTCCTGTTTTCTTATCGCATCAATCTGTTTCTGATAATCAAGGTCAATCTGTTTCAACTTCTTTTCCGTGCCTTCTCTCATCAGGTTGATTTCATCCTGTTGGTTCTGACGGTGAAGTGAAAGAAGTTGCCCGTCCAGCTTTTCCTGATTTTCTTTTTGCTTTTTTGCTAGATTTTCCTGTCTGGTCAGTGCGCTTCCGGTTACTCCGCCCAACTCCTTGTATGTCTTTTCGGATGCCTCCATCTTATCTTTGGCTTCTTTCACCTGTTTCGATGTAGCCGTCTGATCTTTGATTAAGGCCTCATACCCTTTTTTCGCTTTCTCCCATTCGACTTTAGCATTTGCCAAATCCTCTTGATATGTAGTTTCTTGTGTTTCCTGTCTGTTCTCAACTTCCAATTGGGTATTGATTTCTGACAAGACATCTTTTCTTGCGTTTACCAATTCATTCTTCAGGTCTTCGATACGCTGTGCCTGAACCTTCATTTCGGAACGGTTGTTCTCTTTCCTTGCCAGATTATAAGCCCATTCTGCACTTTTTATTTGTTGTTCCAAAGATTCGACTATAGCCTGTTTTGACTGTGTTCTGGATTTTGAAACCTCTTCATTATATGCCTTCCAAAACCCAGTCAAGTCATGTATATGACCTTTCTCATCGACATACTTCTTAAAGAGTACAGGATATAGTTTCTCAATGTCTTTTAAGGCTTTAAGTTTAGTGGTCTCGGCTTCCACCTCGCTATTAATGGTGCTAACAAGACCTTCCAAAGTACGTTTCCGATCTTCTTCGTCCGTGTTGAGTTTTTCTATTTTCTTGTTGTACGAGTCCAAAGCACGTTCAGCAGATGTTGTGCTGTCGGATAATGCCCACATGGCAGCTCCAAGCCCTACAACCGCCGTTGCCAATAACACATATGGATTAGTAAGCATGACAGCGTTCAACGCTTTTTGTGCTGTTGTTTGCAAGACCAGCCATCCGTAGTGGGCACGTTCCGCTACAGTCAGGGCAGCTATGCCGGAGGTTTGAAGCGACTGAATGGCTGTTACGGTCATGACTGCAACCCTGTATGAACCGTATGTAGCAACAAGTCCGGTCAATAACCGACCTACCTTCTCATAGTTCTCCACCAGGTAAGACATGCCGGACAAGGTCTTGTTGATGACACCCTCGTTTTGCTTTCCGATTTTATTGAACATGGTGTCAATTGCATCTTCGATATTGCTTATTTGTCCGGTAATGGTTTTGGATTGTGCTTCCATCAGACCGCCGAATTTGCCGCCTTCATTGGTCATGGATTCAATGGCCTTCTGCACTTCGGGGAATCCTACTTTTCCTGCTGTCACAAGTTCGCCTACCTTGTCTTTGGTTACTCCGAATTGTTTGGCAAGTTCATCGGCCAATGGAATTCCACGTCCCATAAACTGACGTAGGTCCTGTGTGAAGAGCCTTCCTTGTGTCATGGTGGTACCATACAGCCAGACCAGATCGTTCAAAGGGATGGATAGTCCTGCCGCGATATCCCCAAGCCGGACAAGCGTATCATTCACATCTTTAGCCTCCGTACCATAGGCTAACAGTTGTTTCGCACCATTGGCTACATCCTGAAGGTTAAATGGAGTGATGGCGGCGGTACGTACCAGTTGGGACATTAGTGTGTCCGCCTGTCCCTTGTTTCCAAGCATTGTCTGGAATGCCACTTCAAGCTGCTGGAACTCGCCGCGTACACGAGCTATGTCACTGATGAGCTGCTGCGCTCCAAGACTGATTCCGAAAGTGGCTGCGGCCGTGGTCAGTCTTCCAAATATCTTCTCAATACTCAGCCCGCTTTCTTCAATTTGTCTTGATGTGTTGCGTACTCCGTTGCGTGCTTCTTCTAGCTTGCGTAAAAAGTTGGAGTTATCCCCAGTTATATCAAAATGCAATCCAGCCATAGTCTTTTCGATTTGATGGGTATCATGTGCATTGACATGACATTTGTTCTATTTTTCTTGTTATAAAATTATAGACCCCGTAATTTTTTTGACTGATTATGAAAATATTGTTCTGTTTTTCCGATTCATTCCTCAAGCAGGGCTTTGATACGTTCCCTGTTCTTTGGATTCCCAGCATCGATTATTTCTTCTGAACCAGATATTCCGAGTTGTTTCATTTCGTCAGAGGACAGATATACAGTCGTGATGGCATCAGCCATTAACATCCTTAGATTGATATAGCTGATGCCCCATACCACATAATCAAAAGTCCATCCGTATCTTTGGCAGGCAAAGTCTATCATTGTTCCGTAGGTGCTGTTGCCTCCGAATGAGATACTGCTATTGTTCTTTTTTACTTTGGCTATCCGTTTTCTTTCCGTATTTTCTTTGTCTATTCCGAAATGCCGCAGGAAGGTATCCATATTATCACTTGTAAGAATGAGAACCAGTATGGTAGCAAGTTCCTCCTCAGAGAGTGTTCGGGAAAACAATTTTGTACGCTTATCCACCTTGCTATTGTCGAACAAATCGTTCTTCTGGTTGAACGTGGAGTAGGAGAGTATGCGGCAGACAATATCACGTTTCGTTTTGCAGATCCTTATGGCTTCCATATAAGGATTGGTGGAAACAACCTGTTTGCTTATTTCGAGGGAATCAAATAATCTGGCCAAAAGATACATTTTGCCGAGTGTGACGGGATGGATAAAGAAAGACCGCTTGCCAACGGTAAAGCCGGCAGGTCTTTCCATGATGGCGTCGGCCACATCCATCTCAATATTTCGCTCTTTGTCATTCATAAATCATAAATTTGATGCAGGTTTATCCTCCAACCTGTAAAGGACGTCTTTCCGTTTGCCTGTTCTCTGAATGGAAAATTATCATCCGGCAGAAGTGTACACCGCGTTTACTTCAACTGTTTCCCCATCTTTAACAGTAGCGGATGTCTGTGTAGGCAGTGTTTTTCCTTCGATATCTTTATATATGATTGTCACAAGACCGGCTTTTGTGGTAATTGAAGTACCGCTATGATGCCAGTCCGTTTCTGTAGATAATTTCCACATGCCGGCTCCGCCATCATCTGTGATGATCACTCGAAGGCTGCCGGCACCATTAAAATTTACGACTTCGAATTTTACCTGATTGCCGGTCTTAGGTTTCAATACGTCAGCGGTATATTTCCACTTGGTGCCATTATCTGTGTCGTATGTATCCTCCAAGGACAACACGCTTCTGTCGATTATGATACCTTCAACAGTTTTGTCTTCAGGCTGGAGCTTGACAGCGTATTCACCTGTAATCACACCATCTGTATCTTCCACCGGTTTCCTACGGCCTTTGCCAGCCCGGATTTCAAACTCAAACGTATAGGTGTTTGCCGCATACTTGACAGCCTCGTTTTCTCCACCTTCAATCTTGGCCTCTTTCTTCGCACCTTTTGTAGGTGTCAATTTTGTAGAGTTCTCGACAGGTGTCGGTATATCAATCCAAGATGAAGGAGCTTCTCCGCTGCTTTGCAGCTTTCCAATTTTGATAGTACATTTTCCCCAAGATAATTCCATGATCTTATTCGTTATTGAATGAATATAATAGTTTATTGTTAATGAAGTGCTCGTTCTTTCCGTTCACTTCAAGCACCCTTTGTTTATTCAGCGTGAAGCGGTAGCTTTCTCCATGCCCTGTTTCCAATACTTGGATAGCGACTTTGCAAAGTTCTCTACAGCGTGCATCATTCATTTCCGCCTCGCCATTACGGATATTGTCCTTTACATAAATGTTCACATTCACGAAAGCTTCCTGTATCTGTCCGCTTCCATTTTCAAGGATTGATATGACTATATCCTCCCTGTCAGAGTTGGATGGTCTTTTTGATGCCTTGCAAAGTTTTCCGTTCACGACTTTTTCCAAAAGGGAACCTTTGATGTGTTTGTAAATATCATCTTTGATTTCAATATCAGACTTCATCATGATGCAAGTTGCTTTTTCAGTTTACTCATCATTCCCGGTAGTTCCTTTCTTGCAAAAAGTTCGGCGGATGCAAGTACATTCTTATTTTCCATTGCTTCCACAAATTCAGCATAGTTCATTCCGGCTACTACAACAAGTACGTAGCCATTCGCGAATTTTTTAGATAATTCCTCAATAAGTGCCTTGCCTTTCCTGACTCCCTCATTACCTTGTCGTACTTGTGTGAAATCTGAGTATTCAAGTATTTTTCCGTTGTGGATGATGGCATAGCCAATCGAACTGCGCAAGTTTCCTGACCGGTCATACCAGCTTATCTCCTGCGGTCTGTTCCTTGCTTCGATTACACACAATTCTCCAAGGTAGGAGAGGGCGCGGACAGTTAACACTTCAACACGTTCTTTTTCCTTATTGATAAGGGTGTCTATCCGACTTGCAGGTGTCGTCATTTTTATACCCATAGTTTCGCATATAGTTGATAACGATGAAACCCTTTGACCTCACATTCTCTAACGATATCTCCTGACAGGAATAACTTCACACGATCTCCAACAGTAAATTCCCGGCATTCAGCATCAAGACGTATCGTGGCTGAATAGGTACGGACTGCTCCGTCCTCAAATTGCTTTTGTTCAGCTTTTCCGGCCGGAACATTCCGGCATGGGATATCACCTTCCCATCGGCTTTCACCCTGGTGGTAATCGCCGTTCTTGTCTTCGTAACCGGGAGCGGTAATAAGATATTGCAGCTTATGTGGTCTATCATCAAGTATCATGATTATTTTCCTATATAGACTATCGGTTCACCAATGTTTTTTTCTGTTTCGCCTATTGAATTATAGATGCCGTTGGCTAACGTCAGTATATTATCCTTGTCAGATAGACTTAAGGAAACATCTCCTTCTGTAAAGTTGGGCATCTGAATCAGGCTCATGAGACAGTCGGCCACAGCACCTTTGAACGGTTTGCTTTTAAGAATGTCGATGGTGCATATTTCATTTCCGTCCAGACTTCTTTCAAGCAAACGGTTTTCAAAGAAGCCACTACTTAATTTGTAGTGGACTTCATCTTTCAATGCTTGCAGGACCGTTTTCATACATTATTCAGACTTGTGTGATTCCACTGTGGCTTTTAAAGTGGCTTCATCTTCATCGTTCAGTTCGTTGACACGGGCGATGATCTTTTCATCGGCAGATTTCGCAGTCAGCTTGCCACCGGTTATCTTGTTAAGCTCCTGAACGAACTCCGTTTTTTTGTAGGTATGTCCCCAGATGGTGACTTTCACATCTGTTGAATCTTGGGCCTCCTTTTCTGCGTCAACAGTTTGCGCATCGGTGATATCCTGATAATAAATCTGGTCTACTCCTTCAATCACGGTAAGCGCAAGCATCTGTCCAGCGGTAGTTTCCACCAAAGGGTTAGCGGTTCTGAAACGGCTGATAAGTTTCATCTCATCAACTGTGGTATAAACCACTCCTTCCACCGGGCTTGTCTTTTCTGCTAATGTCCCCCAGACCAAACTGCCGACATTTTCGGTAGTCAGATAAACCAAGCGGTTTGCGTTCCACGGTTTGTAAGCCTTGCGTACACCGTTTTTCTCATAAATGATCGAACGGTCAATCTTCAGGAATCTGACACCGTTATATTGGTCGGCGAAAGCCTCGTCAAACAATGATGAGGTAGGAGTGGGCAGCGAGGTATCACTGTCGAAAATCTGCCCTCTGTATGTGGCGGCGAGTTCTTTGGCTCCTTGTGTCTGGCGCAGTTTTTTGTAGGTTGACAGGGCGATACAGATGACTGATATGGAATTGCCGTCTCCGTCAGCTGCGGCGAGCACACGTTCTATGTCATCCAAGGTTATCTCGCCGGGAGTGGTCACACCAAATCCGTTTTTCGGCAGGTAACCGAAATTGACACGCAGTGCTGTTCCGACATTGGTCAGATCCTCAACCGCTACAACCCCCTCGCATAAGGCTGTCAGAAAATTCGCCTCATTGGATTCGTCCAGCCCGATGGAGCAGAACAAAGGGTCTTCCGTCAGTTTGGATGCTATTTGTGTCCATTTTGCACCCTGGGCCTTCATGATGTTGATGGTATTGATGTCGGATTCTTCCATTACACGGGAGATACCCTGTTTGGGCAGTGTGCCGCTGGCATGGGCCAGTGAATCACGCTTCTTGATGGGAAGCGGAGAGTTCATGGAAACGGTGTCCGCTCTTACGTATGTGGTATCGACAGATGCGCTGGTCCATTTCTGGTCAGCGGAATATACTTTACGTAACATGGTCTTATGCAAGTAAGTGCGTTTTTTTGCACCATTGCGCTCGCCTCTCTCTTTTTCCACGATATTCTGTAACTTCGGGAAAATACGCTTGGATAAATCTGCAAATTGTGATGCAATCATTTTATTTTTCCTCCTTTATTTTTAATCGTGCATGAAATATAATGAAGGCAGTGCGGTCTTCAAGGCAGCTTTGATACTGTCAATAGGGTAGGGCAGGGCCTTGTCGTTGATCTCTCCGTCATATTGGATGGCTCCTCTTGCATCACTTGCAGGTGTCGTGCGCACCCATATTCCAGCATATTCGTAATTCTCAGGAAGTGAGGAATACGCATTATCTGACACGGGCATGGGCTTGTAGTCATATTCATCATTTGTACTGCGGATGATGATATGTCCGGCTTTTACATATTTTTCATTGAAGCCTTCCATGTTCAGAGAGCGGCCACCGATAATTCTTCCGCCTTTGCGACGGATAACCACTGAATCCATTCCGGTCTCAAACGATTCAAGCTCGTTTGACAAATTTACTGTTCCTGGCATTGTCCTTTACTTTTTTTGATGCGGTTAGAAGTTATTGACAATACTGTCAATTTCTGCATCCGTTAATAATTCAATTTCTTTATCAGGCTTTCCTGTTCCTGCCGCAGGCGGCGTTCCCAATGTGGAGAGACCGGCATCGGCACGTTCCTGGTTGTAAGCCTTTAAATCCTCTTCGACTTCAGATAGAAACTGTTCGAACTCTTCGTCATTCTCAAAATTCATTTTAGAGAAGCTTTTTAATGTGCGGTTGCCGAATGTGCCTGTATCTTTCAAGAGACTTTCAAGTTTGCTTTTGCGCAAGGAGCTGGTCTTCTCTCCCTCCAATGCAGCAAATCGGGCATCCTGTTGTTCTCTGTAAGCTTTGAACCATGCAGGCTCTTCGTCCTTGTTTTCCTCTTTGTCTTGGGGTTTCTTCTTTGAAGCTGGTTTCGGAGTATCATCCGGAAAGTTGTCATTCGGTTCATCGTCCGGTTCCGCTTCGGGGTGGTTTTTCTTCCATTCGTCAAGCAGACGGTTGGCTTGCGACTGGCCGAAAGTGAGGTAGGGGAGAACCGCTTCGATCTTTTCGTCAATCTCTGCGTTTACATCCTCTTCGGAGGCATCTTCTTGGGATTCAAGGTTATCGGCAATCTTGGCGGCGATACCCTTTAATTCCTTTGAGTTGAACCCTAACGCCTTCGCTTTAAGTTTCAACTTTACAAAAACTTGTTGTCTTCTGTCCATTGTAGAATGAATTTTAAGTTATTAGATAAAATAGTCTGCACGGTAAATGTATGCCAGCAGACTATTTCCGTAGAACTTAAAAACACTCTTAGAGCAATGAGCTTTCATGTCCTGTTGTGCTATAATGAAACGGGTCACAACGTGGCGTACATCTCCATACGCTATTCATATGCAAATATACTAATTTATTTGAATATCAAATAAATTAATCACTTTTTTATGATAATTAGTGTATCTTTTTAGTATGTTCGCTGGTTATATGGCAGGAAATGCCAAGCTATCACCAAGGTTTTTTGGACACCACTGAGTCTTTAACTTAGCGGCAGTTAATTAAATTATTTGTTATTGATTTTATGGGGTGATGTATAAAATCAATATATTCAAGTTAAGTGAAGAATGGAAATCACTAGAAAATAAAGAATCAGACAAAAAGTCTATGAAGCTGTTATTATGACCCTATAAGTATTACATTATAAGAAGGTGTATCATAATACGTACGACACACCTTCTTCATTCAATCTATGTATTACACAACGCGGCGTTTATCCAATCTTATTCTACCGGTTTAGCACTGGTGTTGGCTTGGTAATCCCAACCCGGATTCTGATAAACTACCGAAGTGCTGAAGTCACTCGGATTGGTAGCTGTCTGACGGAACGTAGCCATGCTGATCGGAGTCAGGTAGTTGGCTGTTTCAAACAGGAAACCGTGCTGTCTTGCAATGGAGTTGTTTTCAGTAACCTTTTCGTATGGTAAGATGTAGTTACCCAATTCCTTGCTTGACATATTACCTTCTTTCGGGTCAACAATACATTTGTCTTTCAACTGCTGCTCGTACACACTGCCCCAATATAGCATACCTTCTACCCGATAAGGGAGATTAGCCATCTGGTCCATAGATCTCCAACGTTTCAAGTCATCCCAGCGATAAGCCTCTGCGCACAGTTCGTTTCTACGTTCACGACGGATGTTATACAGTGTCTCGTCAATCAATACTCCCTTAGAGTAAGCACCCCAATCGCCTTCTGCCTCCTTAGCCATCTGGGTGGCAGCGATGGTTACGTTATAATCTTCGTTGACTTTGGCTCTTCTACGGAGTGCACGCCAGTATTTGTCGGATGTTTCATCCACGCGCCGGTTCTTTTCGTAGGATGCTTCCATGTAAATCAGCATGGCTTCGGTAGCACGGAACACAATGCCACCTGAAGTACCGGCATCATGATCTTGAGCCATGACAGGAGAATAGTGCTTGCCTTTCTTGACCATGAACCCGGTAGTTGCCAAACTTTGGGCATCTCCGAAGATGAAGTCTATCTTACATAAATCAGGAGTACCGTCGGTTTTATAGAAATTCACGTCACCCGGCATCTTGGTAAAGATAGAGATACGTGAGTCACGGCCTTCAAGCGTCTTGTTAACGCCTTGCTTTTCCCATTCTTCACTGTAACCGGAATTGTTGGCATAGACAGGCAGTCCGTTACGCATCAGGAAAGAGTTCACCATGCCTCTGGTCCAACCGGAACCACCTCCATTACGGGTCAACTCCATCTGCAAGTTGTTAACCACCCCCTGACCTTTGTCGAAACGTTTCCACATCAAGATTTCCGAATAGCCTTCCATGTTTTCATCGCAGAACATGGTGTAGTAAGGATTGATAGAAGCCAGTGAATTGTTCATGCCTTCGCGGGTATCCTTATTTTCCACCAAATTACCTACCACTTTGTCGCCTATCAGCTTAGATGTGCGGATAGCCTCATCCAGAAAGAAATTAATTTCGGTATCAGCGTCATAACCTTCCGCATCCTTGCCCGGCCAGCCCTTGCCGCCCGGAACAAAGGCAGTACCGCGGTGGTATTTTTCCCAAGTAGCTTCAAACAATGCTACGCGGGCATGCAACAGGTAAGCTACATCGCGGCTGATGCGGTTCTTTCCGCCCGGAGCGGATTCCATCAGCAGTTCTTCTGCCTTGACCAGGTCACCGATGATGAAGCGGGCCACCTTATGACGCGGACGACGTACACTAGCCGCCAGCAATTCATCTTTGTTATCTTGAAGTGCAGTTTCAATGATAGGAAGGTCACCATACTTCACCAGCTTGGTAAAGTAATTGTAAGCACGGATGACATACATCTCACCGATGTAATGCTTGATCTAGTCACTGCTGCCTGTAATTTCTCCGGCTTCGTACTTAGGCAGTACATTGTCGAAGAAATAGTTGCAGGCACGGATATTTTCCCATTTATATTGACCGTCTCCTTCTGCAGAGCTTACCTTGGTTTGCCCCTTGATCCAGAAACTCGGAAAACCGGTACCGGCCTGGTTATCGGTGTTATTGTCTTGTCCGAAGAGGTTGATACCATAGTTCCCAGTCACCGTATTGAACGAATATTGTTTGACGGTGTAGGCTGCCAAATCTTGAGTGGAAGAAAAGAAGTCTGTGGGGGTCACCTTATCCAGCGGTTCTCTATCCAGAAAATCATTGCAGCCGGATAATCCTCCGATGAGCAATGTGCTCAAAGCAAATATACTAATTTGTTTTTTCATACTGTTAGATTATTTAAAATATTGCACTTAAACCAAAGGAAACCGTCTTGGACAGCGGGTAGGTACATCCGTCATAGTCGCTGCCGATACCGATGGTTTCGGGATCGAAAGTATCACACAAGCTGGTGATGGTAAACAGGTTTTCTGCTGATACAAAGAAGCGCAGGTTGTTGACGAAGAACTTTTTGGTCAGGTGGCTGGGTAGCGTATAACCCAGTGTCACGTTTTTCAGACGGCAATACGCTGCATTCTGAAGGTAGCGGTCCTGAGCCTGACGGTTCTTGTTGTCTTCCAGCGGACGCGGATAGTAGGCATTGACGTTCGGACCCAACGGGCTGGTGGTATCAGCCGGACGGAAGAAGTCCATGTGCGGTTCAAAGAAGTTAGTCTGCCAGTAACCTACAGCACCCCAGAACATCATACCCGCGGCATTGGGGTCCGGCATATAGTCGCGTTTCAGGGTTCCCTGGAAGAATATTTTCAGGTCGAATCCTTTGTAGGCAGCGTCCAAATTCAAACCGAAGTTGTAACGCGGTGTTTTGTTACCCAACAGCACTTTATCTCCGTGGTCTGCCAAGGTGTTATCACCGTCATTGATGACACCATCGTCATTCTGATCGATGTACATAATATCACCGGCAGCCCAGTTGTCGCCCCAGCTCGGCTTGTTACCTGCCAGGTGTTTGTTCATTTCTTCATCCGTCTTGGCAATACCGGCTGATTTGTATCCCCAAAGATCGCCCAAGGTAGCACCGTCGTAGTAAATCTGTCCGAGATCTTTTGACGGGTTCGGATATTTGTCAATGGTTACCTTGTTGTCAGAGAGTGCTAATGTAATTCCATAGTTGAAATCCTTGATGCGATCACGCCAGCTTACCTGCAATTCCCAACCTTTGGAAGTCATATCCAGGTTGTTGACATTCGGTACACCGGTACCTAAAATAATCGGTAATTCCATACCCGGACCTACCATGTCCTTTGATTTACGCTGGAAATAGTCGAAGTTCACTACCAATCGGTTGTTCAGCATACCAAGATCCAGACCGATATTCATGGTCTGTGTCTTTTCCCAACCCAAAGAAGAAGATACCAACGGACCTTCGACTGCGGTATTCGGACGTTTGCCATTCACCAGCCAGTCACCATTGTTTGTTTTGAAGTCCACAATGCGGTAGAAAGGATACCAGTTGTCGGTATTCTGGTTACCCAGCTCACCCCATGAACCGCGTAGCTTCAAGGTGTTGACAATGTTTCTGTAATCTTCAAAGAAATCCTCCTGGGCTACATTCCAACCTAAAGAAAAAGAGGGGAACCAGTTCCAGCGCTGGTCTCTCAAGAAACGGGAAGTACCGTCGTAACGCAGGTTGACTTCAGCCAAGTAGCGGCCTTTGTAGTCGTAGTTCACACGGCCGAAGAAACCGGCAGTAGCCCATTCCGAATAACCGCCGGATGCCTTGGCATTGCTACCGGTGGTGTCCAATGTCGGTTTACCGGCAATGATACCGTCCTGCTGTCCGGTAACGCTGCGCTGTTTAAAGAGTTCGCTTTGGAAACCCAGCATGAACTTGAAGTTATGGCCGCTTTCCAGATCCAGGGCATATTCTGTAAAGATATTCGGGTTGAAGAAGTTGCTCTTGTAAGCATATTCTTTCACACTCGATGTCTGGTTGGCAATTTCATACGGTTGCTTGTTGACATCGTAGCCATATACCGTCTGCCAATCCGTATGAGTGAAATCGTAGTTGCTGCGATAGTTCAATTCAATAGTTGTTTTCCAGTTCTTGACCGGTTCAATCACGAATTGTAACTGTTGTGCCAATTGGTCACTCTGAGTTTGGTAACGTCCACCTTCTGTCAATTGATATACTTTGGAAGCCGGTGTGTAGTAACCGTCCGGATTCTTCATGGGTATTACAGGCCAGTAACGGCATACGTCAAAGTAAAATACATTCTTGTTGATGTCATCGGCACTGGCAAAAGAGGGAGCATCATAGTCGGTACGGTTGAAGCGGATGCTGTAACCAATTTTCAGCCAACGGTTTATCTTCGCATTGATTTTACCGCTGAGAGAGTAACGTTGGCGGTTGTCGTTACCATATTCCAGCAGACCGCCTTCGTCCAGGTAATTGGCTGACAAGTAATACTGAACAGCTTCCGTACCTCCATTGACACTGACAGAATGTTCCTGGGTGAAGCTGTTACCGAACAGTTCGTGCAGCCAGTCGGTATTGCCGGTAGGCATGATGTCGGTACGGTCCGGGTCGTCGAATTCGTTCCAGCGTCCGCCTCTTTCCCACATAAACTGGGTGCTTTTACCTTGCTGGTAATCCAAGATTTGCTGTAATTTCTTTTCGCTATACATCGGAGCCAGTCCCCCATTCTTCATTTGTTCGTTGATAGCCAAGGCAAAGTCATAAGAATTAGCCATGTGCGGCATATTCAACGGTGAGTTGAAACGGAAATTGTTATTATAGTTAATGACCGGTTTTCCGCTCTTTCCTTTCTTGGTCGTAACCAGAATAACCCCTCCCGGTGCACGAGAACCGTAAATAGAAGAAGCGGCAGCATCTTTTAGTACGGAAATGTTCTCGATGTCCTGCGGATTGATAGCATTCAAATCACCTTCCATACCATCGATGAGTACCAGCGGGCTTACGGAAGACCCTTTACCGATAGTACCAGTACCACGGATGTTGAAGTCTTTAGTTCCTTTCAGCGAACCGCCCGACTTACTGGTTGAAATGTTCATACCCGGAACCACACCTTGCAAAGCTTCTACTGCTGAACTGACAGGACGGGCAGAGATTTCCTTTGCGCCTACTGATGATACAGCCCCCGTTACATTGACTTTCTTTTGGGTACCGAAGGCTACGACTACTACCTCATCAAGTGTCTGTGTATCATCCTTTAGCGTGATATTAACCGGTTTGCCATCCCAAGTAATTTCTTGAGTAACATAACCTACGAAAGAAATTTGAAGAATGTCACCCGGTGACATATTAGAGAGGATGAATTTACCATTGATATCGGTAATAGTACCGTTGGTCGTTCCTTTCACTAATACGGAGGCGCCAATTACTGTTTCACCCGTAGCATCAATAACTACACCAGTACACACACCGCTCTGTTATGTGATTCTCACATCCTCTGTATTCGGATCAGAGGATGCATAAACCGCTCCAGTAGATAGTCCCACTAGGAACAACATCATACTGACTGATTTTAATCGTTTTGACATAATTGATTTTTTTAATGAGTTTGAAAAATCTGTTTTTTGATAAAAACATATTTTTCTAATTAAATTTAAGTTAACTGGGTAAATATATATAATATTGCTTAAATATGCAAATATTCTAGAATCTTTAGTAATAAAATGATTAATTTTGAAATTAATTGTAGAAGTGTGCAAAATACAATTTATGATGAATAATGATCAAGGTTATATTAAATTTAAGAACAAGTCATTATATATTTGACTATTGAAATTCTACATAAGAAACAAATAATGTAGCTGTGAATTTAGATTAACATTAAAACAATCAGTTACGATGAAGGTCGTTTTAGATATTAGCGTATATTTAAACGACCTCCTTTATTAAGTATCACCAACAAAAAAGTAGCTATGTTATTCTTCTTAATAAAAAACAGTATGAATAATGGATTTAGTTTTATGTTCTCCTTGAAATTACCAACCTACACCTTCTGTACTTTTCAAACCATAAATTTTACCGGAACCCTTGCATTTTCTGCATTTCCCATTATCACAGTTGGGGCATACATAAGTTCCACCATAAGGACTATCTGCTATACAATCCCCTCCACAAGTTGCACAAACTCCACTACCATGGCACAGATGACACGAAATGTTTCCGTAACGGCCGCTATTTGATTGAGATGCTCCATTTTGGTTGCTGCTACTTCGGTTGTTACCTGTAGTGACTCTTCCTTGCGTATCTATTCCTATAACCTGCCCGTTTACAGTAGTATAACGATTCCCATTCGTATCATGACCGCTCACATTTCCGTTTCCTTTGATAACTGCTGTACTTTCCACTCTTGATAATCGGATGATATACGTTTCCAACGGGATGTTCAGTGGAAATGCTGTGATTAATTACAGCAAACAGGAAATGCGCCGTGTTGAATGGGTATTCGGAGTAGAATATGGAGAGGATGTACAAAGGGTCAGA